TAAATAGATACATGGCAAATACAAATTCACCTTTAATACAATCCGATGCATCCATAAGTGGAAACATTCAAAAAGCAAAGGTTGTAAGTAGAAAAAAAGGACATAGCGATTTGGATCTAAGTTTAAAACTACATCCAATTAGAAAAGATTTAAATGTTTTAAAGGATGATAATGCTATTAAGAATGCAGTTAAAAATCTATTAATTAGTAATGCATTTGAAAGACCTTTTCAGCCACAGCTCGGGGCAAATCTAAGAGGTTTATTATTTGAACCAGCAGATGCTATAACAAAAATAGCTATAAAACAAAATATAATAAATGTTATAAAGGATTACGAGCCAAGAGTAAAATTAATATCTATTGCAATTAATGATCTTTCGGATCAAAATGCATATAGGTTAACAGTTAAATTTTTAATAAAAGAATATGACACAAGCGAATCTGTGGAAATATTACTAAGAAGGTTAAGATAAGATGGCAAGCAATTTAAAAGTAACGGAATTAGATTTTGATCAAATTAAAACTAATTTAAAAAACTTCCTAAAAACTCAAACAGAGTTTAATGATTATGATTTCGATGGATCAGGCATGAGTGTATTACTAGATGTTCTAGCATATAATACACATTACAATGCTATGAATGCTCATTTTAGTTTAAATGAAGCATTCCTAGATTCAGCTCAGATAAGAGGTAATGTTGTTACCCGTGCTAAACTATTAGGTTATGTACCAAGATCAGTATTATCCTCAAGAGGCGTAGTAACAATTGTAGTGGATGTTACTGGGGTAAGTGGAACTATACCTACAACTCTTACCTTAGCCAGAGGAACTAAACTAAATACTTTGGTTGATGGGGAAGAATTCCAGTTTGTTGTTTTGGATAATCATACAGCAACTATCTCAGGCAATACATTTACTTTCACAGGTATACCTATTGCAGAAGGTGCGTTTAAAAGTTTAAAATATAGGGTTGATAACGATATAGAAAATCAGAAATTTCAGTTATCAGATAAAGATTCAGATACTTCCACCCTTAGGGTTCGAGTACAGGACAATGAAGAATCATCAGCATTTGATATTTACACAAAATTCGAATCACTTAAATCAGTAGATTCAACAACTAAGACTTATTACTTACAAGAAAATTCGAATGAGTACTACGAAATATACTTTGGTGATGGAGTAACGGGTTATAAACCTATTAATAATAACATCGTAACTTTGGACTATATCTACACGAATGGTAAAGATGCTAACGGTGCGAATGTTTTTTCAATGGTAGATAACGTTGGTGGATTTAGTACAATTGCAGTTACAACAGTAACAAAAGCAGCCGGTGGAGTAGATCAAGAAACAACAGAATCAATTCGATTCAATGCTCCACTAACATTTACTTCTCAGAACAGAGCGGTTACATCAGATGACTATTCAGCTATTATTAAGAAATCATTTACTAACATTGATTCTATTTCAACTTGGGGTGGTGAAGATAATGATCCACCTGATTATGGTAAAGCTTATATAGCTATTAAACCTTTAACAACTACGGTTTTAACTACTGAAGAAAAGAATGAAATTAAAAATACTATTCTAAAGGGTAAAAATGTAGTTAGTATTACACCAGAGATTTTAGATCCAAACTTTACTTTCTTAGAATTAGATGTATTCTTTAAATACAATCCTAACCTTACAGATAGATCTAGCTCAGATTTACAATCAGTTGTAAGAGATACAATAAGCGATTATAACTTTAATAATCTAAACAAATTCGACGGTGTATTTAGACATTCGCAAATATTAAAAAACATTGATAATGCAGATCCATCAATTCAGAATAGTACAGTTAGACCTCGTATGTTCCAAAACATATCAGCAACAACGACGACAGCTAACAACAACTTTACTTTAACATTTACTTCTCCTTTTTATCAATCTGGGTCATCAACAACCCATATATTATCTTCTACTGCATTTTTAATTAATAGTGTAGATCATTACTTTGGTGATACCCCAATCGTGGGTTCAACAAATAGAACTGTTATAGTTTATAAAAAAGTAGCAGGAGAGAATGTTACCGTGATAGCTGATGCCGGTTTAATAGAGCCCGTAACAGGAAAAATTACTTTAAATAGTTTTGCTCCAAGTTCAGCAACAACTATTAGATTAACAGTTATACCTAACTCATTAGATTTAGCACCAAAAAGAGATCAATTACTTTCTATAGAAAATGCAAGAGTAACCATTACCCCAGAGATTGATACAATTTCAGTAAGTGGATCTTCTGGTTCAATCACATACGCAACAACACCTAGATTAAAATAATGGCAACCGATCACGAATATAGTTCACCGGGATACGTAGAAAGCGTAGTATCTTCTAAGAAGAAAACCAAAGAGCATATTAATTATAAGCAATTAGTTCCAGCTCACATATTAGAAAATTCATCGAAGCTAGAAGCTTTAATGAAATCCTATTATACTTTCATGAATATGGAAGAGTTTATATACGAGCAAACAAAAACATTTAGTGATGTAGTTCTAGATGGTAAAGCATCATTTAGAATATTAGATCCAAAGAATGAAAATGATGAATTCTTCACCGACGAAACTGGGCAAAGCTCTAGTTTGCTTATTACTAATACGGATGGAACAACTACTACAATCGCTTTAAATACTATTAATGTGGCTATTACAAATGGTAATGACTTACCTGGAACATTAGCTAAAGAAACATCAGAGGTTGGTAAAACATTTACCGTAACCGGATTAACTTCTCATAATGGTAAAACATCTACATTAACAACCGTTGTTAAAAACTGGGTTGGTCCTGGTCCTTCAAACGTAATGAATACGATTGAAGATGCTATGGATATAGATGGAAATGCTACAAACTATTTGGAGTTTATGCAAAAAGAAATTGCACAAGCTATTCCAAGAGATGTTACAGTTAATAAAAGAAACCTATATAAGAACATTATTGATTTTTATAAGGTAAGAGGTAGTTCTGATTCAATCGAGATCTTTTTTAGATTATTATTTAACGAAGTGGTAGAAGTAGAAAGACCCTACGATGTTACGTTAATACCTTCATCCGGGAGTTGGGATTCTAACTCGAATGCCTTTACTGATAACAAAGGATTCTTATCTGACAGAATAAAGTTACAAGATAGTTTACGTTATCAGAAGTTTAGTTATTTAATTAAAACAGGTAAAAACGTTTCTGATTGGTCAGATGCTTTTACAAGATTAGTTCACCCAGCAGGATTTAAATTCTTCGGTGAAATTCTATTGTTATTAAACTTTGTTAATATAGGTACAGTAAATAATAAAAAAATGATGAGTACACTGGCCAGATTATTTTCTGCAATGCCAGGAATTCAGCCAGGTGTTATTGGTCTTGAAGATATACCACTACTAGTTGAAATGTTTGCATCAGCATTTACTCCGTCAGTTTCTGCAAATATACACAGAAGTGCTACGTTATCTACCTCATTAAAAAATGGTGTTATAACAGGCACAAGTATTACAGCAGCTGGTTCAGGATATTTAACTCCACCAACAATTACAGCAGCAGATGGAACAAGCGGATATACAACTCCGACTATAACCTCAACTATTGCGAATGGAAAAGTAAATGCAATCTTAATAGGTGCTGGTGGAAAAGATTTTACTGCTCCAGCATTAACATTTACTGCACCTCCGACTCACACATTTAATGGGTCAAGTGCTTCTATCGTAAGTACATCAACTAATAGGATAACTTTAAGTGCAGCACAAGCAGCTACTTTTGCAGTTACAGATCATTTAACATACGCAACTACCGGAACATCAATTGCCGGATTAGTTAGTGGAACAACATATAAAATTTTAGCTAAAGTAGGAAATGCAATTGGATTATCTTTAACAACAGACGATGTAGAACTTAATATATCGGGAGTTGGCGTTGGCGCGACTCACACATTTACAGGTATAACAACAACTGCTACAGCAAGCATAACAAATGGGATGGTTGATACAGTTACAGTAAAAGAACCAGGATTTGGTTATTCATCAGCTCCAACTATTACCGTTGGAGGTACAGTTGATGGATCAAATACTTCACCGAACATTAGTTTAGCTATTGATGCAAATGGAAGAGTAGATGGAGATAATATTACTATTACAAGTAGAGGATCAGGATACTCTACTATATTCCTTACACCAGGTGGTAACCCAAACATAGGTAAAATAGCATCTATAAATATAGTTGAAAGTGAACCGAAGAATTATAGAGTAGCTCCTACACTTATTATTGATCCACCGACAGCAAAGGACAATTTAGGTAATGCCTTAGGTACAAACGTACAAGCAGTAGCTACTTTACCCTTAGATGGTAATGGAAACTTAACAGGATCAGCTTCTATCTCAAATGTAGGATTTGGATATTTAACCGATCCAGCAGTTAGGTTAGGAAGTGCAGTTCATAATGAGATTCGTGCAAAAGATGTACAAGATATTTTAATCTTATATCTTAACCACAAATCAGATCGTAGTGAAACACTCGATGAAAATAATCCTTTTGAACTTAAAGCCCCGTTCGATACAACGGCAAGGTTATACGATCAAAATGGAACTTTAGCACATTTTGGGTCCACATCGATCCAAAACATGAATACAACTAGTATAAATAGATATAACGTGAACAGTTTTGTTCACACAGATTAGAGGAAACGAAAATGACAGCAATAGTCACATCAAAATTCAGAACGGTTAATGCCGAGAATTTTAAGGAAGATATCGGAGCAAATAGCGTATATGTAGCTATTGGTAAACCAGATGTTTGGTCTTTAACCACATCAGATACAACTGATACTACTCCGTTCACACCGAACGATCATGCAGATGATATTGGAGAAGCAAGTGCTAACTTTATGGCTATGCAGAAAATCTCATCTACTGATATTACCCACGTGATTCCAAGAGATACTTGGGACGGTGCAACAGCTTATGTTGCTTGGGATTCAAATGATGGTTCAATTAACGATAAAAAATATTACGTTATAACTTCAGAATTTAAAGTTTATAAGTGTATTATTGCAGGTGGTAGTACTAGTACTATTCAACCAACACAAACATTAACAGTGCCAACTGCAGAATCAGATGGTTATAGCTGGAAATATATGTACACTTTAACAGTGGCAGATTCAGAGAAATTCCTAACAACATCCTACATGCCAGTCAAGACCGTTTCCCTTGGTGGCCAAGGTACAGTATTAGGAGCAGTTTCTTCAAGCACAACTGTTATATTATCAGAAATTAATTCAAAAATACATACTGGAATGACAGTATCAGGTACAGGAATTTCCGGAACACCAACTATTGCATCTATTGCAGGTTCAGTAATTACTTTATCAGCAGCAAACTCTATATCAAATGCAGTTATTTTAACTTTTGCATATGCTAGTGATTCAGCAGCTGCTTCAGCTTTATCTGAAGGAGATTATGCTCAATACTTAAATCAAAAGGCTTCTCGCGACCACGCGAATGCAGCAGGTATAGAAAGAATCGAAGTAAGCGCAGGTGG